TATTCTCCAAGTTTCTCAGCCAGTCGTGCTTCGAGTTCAGGGAGAGCTGGGTCGAGAGGACCGTTCGTCACCTGCGGTTCTGGCGTTGCTGTCTGATTCACTTGGTTGACCGTTTGTCGAGGTCTTTCGATGTCAGAGCTTTTCAGAATTGTGTCCATGTAGCTGGCTTTCAAACGCTGGATAGCGACTTCGGCACCCTGTAGGGGATTGTTGACGATCTCCTGAGAGAGTTCAGCGATATTATCCCTTACAAATGGGTCTGAGTTCGACCTAATGAGCAAATCGGTCTTTGCTTCATTGGCGTAGAAACGCTGCACGGCTTCATCATCTTGCTCTGGTTGGACTGGTTGAGACTGGATTTGCTGTTCGAGGGCAACACGTGCGGCTCGTTCGGCTTTCTCCTTCTCACGCGTCTCTTTGAGGGCCTTCTTAGCGTTCTCATAGAGCACTGCGTAGTCCTGCTGTGGCTCTGCTGGCTCTGTAACGGGAGCGGCCGGGGCAGCTTGTGCAACAGGTTCCTGATTTACTACTGGCGGGGTAGCTGGTTCAGTCACCGGGGTAACGCCGTTGTTGAGTTCTTCACTCATAGTGTTACTCGCATTATTTAACGACGCGGAGCACGTCGATACTATGGGTTAATTAGCTGTTAAAATACGACTTCCACCGCTCTTCTTCTGTCATTGGCTTCAACTCTTCGTGATACCTTCGCTTGTCGAATCCCATCTTCGGGTTATCGGTCCCGTATTCGGTCTTGAAAGCGTATTTCTTCTGCTCTCTTGACCGCTCTAGCTTGTCTAGGATGAGGGCGACTGGAATCGGCCTAGGTTTGAGCTCTGACATACTTCATGAATTGCCGTTGAAGTTTCTTGGTGTGGAGTATCTGCGCTTCTATCCGTTTCTCGTCTATCGGGTCTTTCGTCTTCAGGAGCCTTTCAAAGAGTACGAGTTCTGCATCTTGGACGTAGCGGTCTTTCATGAATGAGACAAGGGAGTCGAAGTCATCTATAGAAACGAGGATTCCTTCAAGGTCTTTCTCAGCTTCAATGATACCCCTCATCTCGTCCCTATCCTCGGCTTTGATGAGGTGCTTTAGCCCGTGCAGTTTTATGTGTTTGAGAAATTCCATACTACATTGGCTGTTGTGGTTGTGGTGCACCTTCTGGCACGGCTCCTGGGTTTACGCCACCTGCCTGAGCAACGTGGTCATCTCTGTGCTGTACCAACATTTGAAGTTCTTCAAGGACTTCTGGTGGGACGTCGACACCCTGCTGCTGGGCCATCTCAAGCTCACGGTTTCGGCGTTCAATTTCGGCACTATGGAGCTTGATGTGTACCTCTGGGTCATCTTCTGGAAGAACACGAGCATTGATAGGCTGTTCATTCTCCTGCTTAGCGTCAGCGATCTGGGCTTCCTTGCCGCCAACCTCAGCTTCTTCACGTTCCTTGAGCGATGGGAGGAATGTTTCAGGGTCTTGAATGCGATACCCATGTTCGAGCAATCGTTCCCAGATAGGCTCTTTGTTGATTGGGACTGGCTGTAGGGTTGCTTCTTCTTCTCTTGCCTGGGTGAGAAGCTGGGTGTATTTGGCCATCTCCATTGACTGAGAGGCAAGGGAAGTAGCACCAGGAACAGAGATAATGTCCTTGATAGCCTCGATGTCTTCAAACTTGATTTCCTTTTCTGAGACTGAGCCTTTCTTCCCCACGACACGGAACACCAGGTCTTTCGAGTCACGGAGGAATTGCTTGTTAAATCGGAGAGCGTTCTCACCCATTGTCTGGATGATTTGACGGTCGAAGTTTGACTGAATCTGACCCATTCGACTGTTCGACTCCTCGGTCTTGAGCTGAATCTCTCCAAGTGTTTGATTCCCTTTCGCTTGGTCTGCACCAGTCTGGTAATCAGTAATTCCTGTGATGTTCTGTTTGGCTCGGTTGAGATAGTCCTGGAAGAACTGGTACGCCCCAGCGTTTGGTCGTGGGACATTCGTGACTGCGAGCGACTGTCCAAGGTTGCGAACCGCCATGATAGACCGAGGACCGTACTTAAACGATGCCATGTCAATGATGTTGGCTGGGTTCAGTTCGATCGGAGGCACAGTGGCAGTCCATTCTGCTTCAAGAGCCATGTTGAATCCGTCCTCTTCGGCGTCAAGAACACCGATAGACGGCTCAATGAGTCCAAAACCATAGGCTTTCCCGGGACGACGGATAGGGACAAAGAATCCCATAGGGACAAACTTCTCTTCGAGCGGGTTCTCCTGGCAGCCAATGGCGACTGGTGCACCACCGTTGATAGCACCGAGGTGAACGACCCATGATTCAACGACTCCGTTCTCATTGGGGAAGTCGACATAGAGCTTAGCGGCGTCCGCCTCTTGTTCTTCAAAGAGCGAGACCTTGGAGGCGTCTACAATGTCGTCATGTTGGCGTTCCACTTCACCATCCCTGTCTCTCGACATGAGCTGACCCATCAGTGGTTCGATGTCAAAGCCCTCATTTTTGAGCGTAGCGAGCTTTTTAACGAACTTGTACCCCTTTACCGGGGCTTTACTGATCTTACGAGCTGAAGGGCTCCAAATGAGGTCGGCTGGTTTAATAGCTGTGATGGTGTAGTTTGAAACAGTTTTCTCCTCATCAACGGTCGTGTCCTCCATCTTCTTATCGAGTCCGAGAGCTTTGACGGCTTTAAGAGCGAGAGGATTGACTATCTTGTATCCAATAACAGGGACTTTCTTTCCGGCCTTTTTCGTCATCTTCGTCTCAGTCTTCCAGCCCATCTCATAACCAGAGAGTCCGGTTGCGAGTCCCCACTTGGCGATTTCTTCCAGTTCATCAGCTACTTCAGCTTGGTCGTATTGATACTCAGAGAACTCATCGTAGATTTCAGCAGGCTTCACATCACCGTTCTCACGAGCGGCATAGCGATACTTTGGTTTGCGTCCGATAATACGAGGTAAACCGTTCTCAACCAAACTAAAAGCCCCACCTAAAGGAGCCTTAACTTCTGATTTAGCGGTGATTGAACCTGAGCGGAGCTTGTTCTCATATCGGTCCATGAGGGCCTGAAAGCGGTCTCTGAGTACAAGAAAGGTTTGGATATGACCAAGATAGGCATCAATAGCCATTTGCTTTATCTTGTCTTCTTTTGTCATGGCAGTGTTGCCAGTTGGTTGTTCCATCTTAATAACTTGTTTTTAGTTCGCCGTAACTATTTATCATTTGATCTTGTGAGAGAGCTGCATATCTGTGGACATCAGCCGGGTGAGAGGTCCAGTCATGGACAGGTTTCTCTATCCAGCAGCCTTTGTTGTCGTCCCATTCCTGTCGGTACTGACTCATAGCATCTAACCAGTGAGAGCATTTCTCTTGGTCTATCCAGAGCTTTGACCAGAACAGCCGTCCTTTATCGATACCGTTATCGAGACTGACCATTGGGACGATTCGGAAGTCTATCCCGTACTCCCTGGCTGTATCGAGTCGAGTCTTACCGGTTGAAATCTCCTTGGCCCGGATATCGTGAGGAGCGAAGTGATTGGCGTAGAGATAGCCTTTCTTTTGAAGCATCAAGGCCGCTTGCTGGATGCCTTCGGTCACATCACCCTCCCAGTAGTCAATCATCCGTCTTTCATTTACTGAGGCTTGGTAGAAACCGATTGCGAGGTTCTTACCGACTCCTAAGTCCCAGACAGTATGTACCATGAGTTCCTTGTCATACGGGACATCCTTTATACGTCCATTCTCACGGGCTTCATGTATCTCCTTAGCGTAGTAAGCACCTTTGACTGAGGCTTCAAATGAGCAATACCATTCCTGGTTAAACTCATCCAAGGTCATCAGTCCTTGCTCAACGAGGTTTCTATCGTCTTCCAGGGCTACCCGGAGGTTGTCGATAGTCTCGCCATGCTCTTCCGCTAAAGAGTCATCGATTGTTTTGAAAATAACTGTCCACTCAGGATTCGTCAGTGCTTTTGAGTAGATTCTATGGAATTCGTTTTTCCCCTTCGGCGTTCCAAAGAAGATAGCGTATCCAAGGTGATCAGCGAGACACTTCGAGATAACTTCAGAGAAGATATTAGAAGGCTGCTGAGGGTATTCATCGAAACCTACTCCCCACAATGCAATCCCTCGAAGACTGTCTGGATTATCAGAGCCTGCGAGGAACAACTTTGACCCATTCGGGTATCTGATTATTAAGTCCGCTTCATTGAACTCTACTCCTGGGATGTCTCTAGCCATTTTCTTAGCCATGTCCCAGGCCACTCTCTTGGCTTGCTTATACGTTGGCGCGATATAAGCGTATTGGCTCTCTTTTACTCGTACGCAATCACGCTGGAGATGATTGAGAACGGCGGTCGTCTTTCCTGCTCTTCGGTGTAAAACAAGGATTATCCAGCGAGTGGTGGCGTTGTGGAGCTTATCTGCCCATCTGCGGGGTTCGTAATCGATTTGGATTTCCATGTGAAGGTCATTTCTCCTTTATGCTCATTCTCTACTTCAGTCTTGTCCCTCCAACCGTAATTGTTCTTGAGATTAAAGATACTTCCTGTCGGGTTTACCTTTCCTTCAATGAGGTTTCTTTCGAGTTCCAACTCACAACGCATTTTTGCTCTTTTTATAGTGTCAAAATATGGTTCCTTTTCCTCATAGTTGCACAATGTTTCCCTACTTGTGTCAAGATAATAGGCTAATTCTGTAATGAATGGCTTCTCTCCCTTGTCTTCACACTTCTTGAAGTACGCCTCGATCTTCTCTTGGAGCAGTTCTGGTGTCGCAAACTTTAACGGTCTTCCGGCCATTACGCTTTCAATCCTGGGGTTAGCTTCGGCTTCAAGTCTCTTGTGTTAGCGGCCATGTCACCTGTCGAGGACTTCTTTCCATATTCCAGTCGTCCTTCTGGGCGTGTGCTATAGGCTGCTCCCTTTGTGGCTGGGACTGACATCTTCTCAGTCTT